TACCGTGATTCCAAACAGAGACAGCACAAGCTGAACCAGAAGGAATAATGACGGAATGATTGTCACCCAGAAGATTTTGTTCTTGATTCGTACTTTCCAATTGATACTCATTTTCAACACCTCATTTCTCAAATCAAAAAGGACGGTCATTTGACCGCCCCATTGATTATTTAATTATTACTCGACTTCGCCTTCTACTTTTTCCACCTGGCTGTTTTGCCATTCTTCCAGATCCTTGTCGTGCTGATTCTTAGCTAAAGATTTTACTTCCATGAAAATACCGCCCATAACCTCTTCAACAAGACAGGACGGTAAATTGGAGTTATTTACCAGTTCAATAAGACTTGACTTAAATTCTTCTTTTGCTACTGATAAGGGTTTGTTATTCATATGTTATACTCCTATTACTGCACGTAATACAAAATTGGCAGCATTTCCAGCATTATTGCCAGCATATCCGTCTATGTAACTGTCATGTATATAAACATATTTTGCGCCCCAAGTCGTACCATTACCGTTAGTAGAAGCTTTACATATTGGTATTGTTACTCCGTGGGTTCCAGACGTACTAATATGCCATTTCGGAACAAAATAGTATAGCCAATCATAATTTTGTGCTGCCCCACTAGCATAAGCGGACCATGCAAGAACAACACCGTTTGGCTGATCCGTAATTAGCCCGTTAAGATCGGCCGTTTGTGTTGATGACATATAATAACCGCCGGTCCATAATACTTCATTTTTAGCATATGTGCGGCCATTTATGCACAAACCATCTTCATCGCTTAGTATTTGATCTCCTATTTTTACATCTCCAGTAAATAAAACACTAAACGCATTTGACGTGGCCGAGGATGATGTTCCGTTTCCGACAGCAAATAAGGGATACGATGATGAGTCAGGATATACGCCGAGTTCCATACGACTAATATAGCTGTTATTTAACGTTAGAACGGCAGTGGCAGTTCCCATTATCCACTTTATAGGATTAGTTGCAGATTTATCAGCAGACGCTATAGTCATTTTTATACTCAAAGTATTATTAGAAAGAGACGCTAATAATGTTGAGTTTAAGCTACCTATTTTAGTAGATGTGCCAAGCGTCAAAGTAACATTCGCCGTTTTTTCTTGCCATACGGTTTCACCCGACACAGTTGCTTGCTGAAGGTATGTGCATTTAGCGACAATGCTAGAAGCCGCGGTCACAAAACCGTTTGGTTTAAAATTTACAGTGCGGTTGCCGCTTGCTAATTTCGCAAGATATATCGTCGCCCTGGTTTTGTTTTCCGCAAGGATATTCATAATTGCGGTCGTATTATTTCTAATTTTAAAAGATGAGGAATCTATATATGTATTAAATTTATTAGCCGCTACCGTACCTAGTGTAATAGTATCTCCAATTGTTGCCGTAACTGTTCCAGAATCATTTCGCATAGTAATGCCACTAGAAGATAATGTCATGCGGTTTACCGTAGCTGTTCCAGCACTATTTATACCTGCTAAATGCATACCAGTTCCAGTTAATTGAACGTGATTACCGGCAGCCAAACCAAGAACCAAAGCGCCAGTAGAATTCATAGTGACTAGCTCATTACCCCCACTATACATTTTCAACGAATTACTCGTGATGCCAACATAATCTGTTCCAGATGTGCCAGAAGCATGGACTTTAATACCAGAAGTATCAGCCGTTATATAGTTCGTTGCCGTCTTGGCTGCGTTATTAGCAGTTGTTTGAGCCGTTGCTGCTTGTTGATAAGCCGTATTGCCTGTTGTTATCTGTTGTGCCGTTCTGACAGGCGTGTATTGCTCGTATTCAACCAATGCTGCTTCTGAACCTGGTTCAACGTAAGAGCACAATACAATATCAGTAGCCACCGCCCATGTCCAGTCGGCTATATTGTCGGCAGATGGTGTGGCTGGCGTTACGGACTTCCAACTTGATGCATACCAAACATAATACATTGTACCTGTTGTAGCGGATGCACTAGACAATCTAAGTACCATATATGTTCTAGTATTATATGGGATTACGGTATTAGGATTGATCTGCATTCCTTTCGGGACAGTTCGTTTAACACCATTAAACATGACCCAACCATCAGCATTAGTATACGCTCCAGTAGATGAATCATATTTGCAAAAGTATGCTTCACCAGCATTCCATGTACCAGCAAATGTGGATGCATTCCACTTAATGCCAAGACCTGTATCAAGATTTGCCACATCGGTTTGTGTCGCTAACGTGTTAGCTGTGTTTCCACCAATAGTTACGGAGTCAGCTATAGTGCCGCTATTCATTGTAACATTGCCTTTTATCTTGGCATTACTGCAATACAAGTATCCATCTTGTCTGACATAGAAGTTGGAGTTCGATTCACTAGCTATTCCACCACCAGCAGCAGTATTCGTTCCGGCATAGAAAGCTGCTGCCGTGTCACTCTTAGAAGCTGTATTCTGCATTCCGACTCGATAACCACCATCACCAACGTGGTCACTTTCGATTCGTCTTTCAGTAATATCCCAGTTACCAATTTTCGCTACTATCGCACGTAAATCACTTACACTAATCTTGTCAGACGTGACAGAATTCGCATATATCGCACCACCATCAATATATGTATTATCCGTTTCGTTACACCACTTGGATGTGTAAGTCGCATTGTCAATTGACCGAACCGCTGAAAAAGCTACGTTGTCATCAGCAAAGGTATATCTCTCACAAGTGTAGAAATAACATCCTTTTTTTGGTTGTGGCATCACATATTCCCAAGCATTGTCTGTGCTTGCCGATGTGCCAATTGTTGTAGATGCAGTTGGTTTGCTTGGTGCGCCACTAGTGGTCTTGCGGTAATAAACCGATACCGTTGCTTTGATTGCATTTCCTTTTGTAGCAAGTCCAGATGTCGCAGATGAAATGGCAGAAGAAACTTGACCAGATGTTTGATAGCCAGAATCGTTCGTCAAGTCAGAAACTTTTGTCGGCATACCACCGATAGTTACTGAATCTGCTATACTGACGTTACTGCCAGAAATCTCAATCGAATCTGGAATCTGATCGTTATTGCTGTCATACCATTTAATGTATGTAGAATTGTTGCCGATGGTCTGAGGTCTGGACGAATCAAATACGATACTCTCACCAAATGTTGATACAAGATGACCTTGATTGTCATATATTTTAAGTCCATCATTAGCCAGAAGAACCTTATAGCCTTGGTTGTCTTTAATTACCCAAAGTCCTTGATCCGTCAACGCAAGATGACTTGATATGTAATTCGTAACTGCTTCATCTACTCCAGTTAATTCATAATATCCGTTTGTTTGCGGATTCCCTATCGGATTCGTAACAACCGTATATGAATAGTTCGGAGAAGTACCAGACCTTGTGAAATAATATTTCCCTGGTACAACCGATGTGTCTGTTGTAAGCGCATATGTGCCATGATCCGCAATCCAGTTTAAAACATTGAATACATCTTCAATTGTCGATAACTGGGTTAATGCATTGTTTGCACTTGCATTTGCTTGAATTGCACTTGCCTGTGCCTGTCCTGCACTTGTTTGCGCAGCACTTGCAGCATTGGCAGCATCATCTGCATGATTCCAAGCGGTTTCAGCAGCATCATGGGCATCATCTGCCCAATTCCATGCAGTCTCCGCAGCTTCTTTAGCGTCATCCGCTGACGCTTGTGCTTCTCCGGCTAACTGTTGAGCCGTTTTCGCCATCCCAGCAATTACATTTGTTGATGATAATGCATAGGACAATTGACTTTCTGTCGAGTTCGCATTTTCGCTTGCGTATTCAACACCTTCTGCCGTAAACGTATCTCTTAAAGCAGTAATGCCAGACAATCTCCTATCGAGGACTGGAAACCTTACAACCTTCTTGCTTGTTGTTATTGAAAATACATCACCCAATTCCAAACCCATATAAGGGGGAAACGAAACAACGGATGGTGTGAACGACAAATCATCAATTCTTGAAAGTATATTATTTGCAATTGTTGTCAGTTCCGTATCTGTCTTTCCGTATGTAAATAAATTATTCTGGAAAAAAATTGCACTTCCAGAATTGTCACCTACCGTTACGGACTGCTCGACTTCTTGCTCATAACTACCACTTTCGTCTTCAATAGTTTCTGTTATTGTCTGCGATATTGTTACGCTTGAATAAGCAGATGTTTCATATTCTTCAAAAGCAAAACTGCCTTGAACATATGAATTGTCTGCTATTGTGTAATCAACAGTATTTTTTGGCGAAACATAGTCAAAATTTCCATCATTGTCAATGTATCCCCACACAGTATTCAATGATAAGATATTTCCAATAATTGCAGAACCGCTGAGAGTGCTTACGTTCTTCTTGGAAATAGACATTGAATCGTTCTGGAGCGTTACACTTTTTTGCGTAATTCCAATCTCGTTAAAGAACGAATCTCTGAAAGACTTTAATGTCATCGGGAATGTTAATGATTCGTACCACGAAGTGTAATTGTTGGTCAAAACAACATATAGCATATCGTAGCATTCCAGATTTCTTGAAATTCCATCTGCGGTTAATTTGTCAGACAACACATAAAACTCGCCAATATTACGTGTGTAAGTTTCCCCATCATATTCCACAGACATTGACACGTTTACTGTTAGTCCGGCATATCTATCTCCGCTATCAAAGACTTGTACCTTAAATGATGATGCGTAAACATTTCCAAACAAAGATGACTGGTCTGCAATCGTTTGTTCTAATGTCATGGACTCAGAAACAATACTGCTGTTGGTAAGTATAGTTCCATCTGAAAACTCTAGCCGTAAATTCTTTTGTGTTCCACTTTGCCATGCCACGTGTTCCGCTTGCGTAATTGAAGCCATTCCATCACCACCTTAATACTCAATCAGTTCGACAGTAACAGGATTATAAAGAATCTTAGTTCCTTTAATCATGTATATCGAATATTCAACATCCGGCACATAGAATGTTCCAGTCTTGTAACTGTCTAAATCTGGACAGTAATATGTCACCGAAACTTTCTTTTCCAAAGAATCACTATAATTGTTCCGCAGAAGTGACATGAACGTAGCAAAGTCGCTATTCCACATTGCCTTGGTTTCAAACTTAATCGTGGTAGCCGTATGACTAAGCGTATTCCTGTGCAGTTCTCCGTTCGCATCTCGATAAGGATCTAAGTCCTGTCTTCTGTTTGGAGTGACCGCATAGCTATCTGCCTTAATATATTTAAGGGGTACATTCGTACCCCCAAATGTTAATAATGAACCGTTAAATGCCATAGTCTTTTACCTCTTAAAACGAAAAGGCTGACTTGCCAGTTCTGTTTGTGTAGTTTCTGTTTTCGCTTCTGACCGCATCAAAAATGTCTCCAGAAGTGATTCCTACTTCTTTCGCAAGAAGCTGTCTGAGCAATTCGTTCTGTTGGAGAAGGATTGCATTCTGTCCAGACACCGCAGATGCAACACCGTTTGCAACTGAGCTAACGATTTGCGAGTTGTTCATGACTGCGGTATGTCCACCGATTGTTCCAACTAATTCCGGGCCAGACTCCCTAGCGAGGAACACCTGCCCATAAGTCGGAAGTCCACCGCTTGCATAGGCTTGAATCGGTTTCCAACCAGTATTGGTGAATATGCCACCACTTTCATTACTTACGATTCTTGCACCAATCGTCAAGACAGCGTTTTTGATTGAAGAACCAATCTCATAAGCAGTAAGTTTCGCAGTAAAGCCACCAATCGTTTTGCTATAAAAATCGTCAAACCAATTTGTCAGTTTCGCAGTAAAGCCACCAATCGTTCTCCAACTACCATTCCAACTACCATTAGACCACTTTGGATCTCTAAACCAGTTTGTTAGTTTTGCGGTAAATCCACCGATTGTTCGCCAGTAACCGTTCCAACTGCCGTTAGACCACTTTGAATCCCTGTACCAGTTCGTCAACTTAGCCGTAAAGCCACCAATTGTTCTCCAATAGCCGTTCCAACTACCATTCGCCCATTCTTTTGTTCTGAACCAATTAACCAATTCAGCGGTAAATGGGATTGTTCCGGCTACACCACTTTTTAGTAATGGACTAATTGATACTTCTCTCTCGCCAAGGTCTGTTGTGCCAGTATCGTTTGAACCAAAAATCTGTTCTTTCAACCATTTTATAAAGTTGAATGGTGTAAGAAGTTTTAGTATAAGTTTTCCAATACTAACGAAAACATCTCCGATGCTAACCTCTCCACTTGAAGCAAGACCAATCGCATCCTTAATCCATGAAACAATGCTACCAAACGGACTTACTAGTGCAAGAAGGATTTTCCCCACATTAACCTTAATGTTACCAATATCTACCGTACCGTCTTCATTAAGTCCTAAGTTTTCGTACACAAATGATTTAAGCGTCTGCCATTTGTCCTTAATCCATTTAATTCCTGTCTTGATACTAAACCATGCGGTATGATCTAGTTCTACCGTGTATGACAAATCCGCATTCTTGCGAACGATACCCATACTGCCAAGACCACCTTCGTAAATCTTGTCGATGGCTTCATTCTTAGCCATTGGGTTGTTGTTCTCGTCATACAGTTTGTCTAATATTTTTCTAAATACGATATTCGCAACAATAGCAAACGCAACAGGAAGTGCGATTGTTGCAAGACCGCCAGCAACCGTAGCTGCTCCAGTAGCAAGACCTAACGATTCGGCTATTCCTTGAGCAATCAAAAGCAATGAGTTGCCAAGACCAAATTCCGCAACCTCTGCGATAGTACATCCAAGCACCTTTGCAGATATTGATATTGCAACACCTTCAAACAATGCACCGATGGCTTTCCCAGCAAGTGTTAAAACGCCCTCTGCAAGAACCCATTTGCCAATCTTTGTAATGGTGATGATTCCAATAAGGATAGCAATGTCCTCGATGGTAATTTCAGACAAGAAGTCCTTGATAGCCTTGAATACTTCTTCCTTGTTTTCCCAAAGATATTCAACAAACGATGTGAATGCATTTTTGATTCCTTGCATCCAGTTGTGGAATGCAGAGCCAGCCATCGTCCAGTCGATGTTCTCAACGGTTTCAACAAAGAATGATGCCAGATTTGTTCCAAATGTACTGAAATCAAATTCCTCTGCAAAGGAATCGAAGAAGTTCAATGCAGTATTGATTGCTCCGGCAACCGTTCTTCCAAGAGAAGCGAATACGTTGTGTTCTGGATCACCAGAGAAAAGTCCGTTCAAGAAACTAGCAAGTCCAGTACCGAAATTTCTGGCTTTCTCATAAATGGAATCCCAATCAATATTATCTAATACATTCTGCAACGATGTACTGATGTATTGACCAAGATCGTAAAGATTGTCAATACTACTTTCAAAAAGGCTTTCCGTCTTCTGGAGATTTACGGCAATATCATTTGTGCTACCAGCACCACCGCCACCACCGCCAGAACCAGAACCGCCACCGCCACCGCCACTTCCACCAGAACCACCGCCAGTTTCCGTAGTAGTGAGTACGTTCAGTTTGTCGAATCCTTGTAGCTGTTGCTTTAATTCTTTTACCTTGTCAGCAGCATCACCTGCGTTATCTCCTGCACCGCCAAGTGCATCTCCAAGACCTGTTGCAGCGTCTTCTGCTTCACTAAGGTCTGTGTCAAGACCGCCACCGCTTATATCAACAGTCCAACCGAAAATCTTGCCTAATGCATTAAGCACCTTCTTCGCAAACTCGATTACTCTCGACAGGAATTGATTGAATGCAATCAAAGCTGGCTTCAATGCTTGAATCAGTCCTTGACCGATAACCGCACCTAATGCCTGGAATTGCTGTCTGAGGACTCGGACTTGGTTTGCCCAGGTATGCTGAGTTCTAACGAAGTCTCCCTGTGCCATGCCTAATCGTTGCATCGTGTATTCGTAACGAAGCATGGTCTTCTCGGCTTGCGTCATGCTTGCGATGTTCGCATTGATTCCTTGGCTTAATGCCCACTCTTGAAGTGTTGCCTGTGTTAAGTCGACACCGTACTGACGCAGAGGTCTAGTTTGACCAGCAAAAATACCAGACTGCAATGCCTGTGCAACATCTTCTTGGTTCTGATCGTAGAACGATGCCAAGTCACCAGTCAGTTTCGTCAAGTTGATGGACATATCTGCCATCGAGTTTGACATTTCGTTGTAACCGTTGATTGCTCCAGTAGGAGTTCTGAATTGCGACAGATATTCATGAGCATTTTTAACTTGCTCATTGGTGATGCCCATCGCAACACCCATTGACTGATAACGTGCAGCAAATGTCTTTACCGACAGTTCGTTAATACCAAAGTCCTTGATGGATGTCTTGGTGAATTCATCAATCTTACTTGCAGCACTTCCAAAAGTAACATCAACTACGTTCTGGATCTCAGTCAAATCAGCAGCGTAGTTAATTGCTTTCTTCAATGCTCCAAAGGCACGAACAAGCATAAAACAAGCAGCGTAAATCGTTCCGAACACTCCGGCTACCCGAAGGAGTGTAGAACGAAGCGAAACCTGTTGTGTAGCAATTTTCTTGGTAGTTCCAACCAGAGAATTGTATGCTGACTGCAACCTCTTGGCTTGCAACGCTTGCTTTTTCTGCTCCGCAGTCAATTTATTACTGCTTGCACCAGCACTATTCATCGCACCAGAAAGTTTCTTCAAACCGCTTGTGTCAATGCCTTTTAGTGCGTTTTTCAATGCTATCAATTGCGTGGTTAAACGCTCCACGGTATCAGCAGCTTTACTAGCATCCGATACGATTTCAATCGATAATCTGTCTATACTTTCAGCCATGTAATCACCACCTCTCATGGTGCTGAAATACAGAAAAAGCCGATAGGCTATGACACACTATCGGCTTGATTTTTCATGTTATTTTCAATTTCCCAATTCGCTTTCATGACACCAAGCTGTGCGAACAGGTAATCGACCTTTTTCTGGTCTTCCCGACTCATAATCGTGTTCTTTGGATTCTCTTCATCCACGATGGTCTTTTCACCTATTCTTACATGACTGGAAGTAGTTTCTTTATCCGAAAACGGCCTGTCTGGATATTCCAGTTTGGACTTCTTGCCGTTGAATCCCTTGTCCAAAGCAACTTGAATTGCATGGAGATTGTACAGATTGTTAAGCCATGCATCTGCATCGACTTGTTGTCTGCGTAACTCTTCTGCCTTGGCATATGCTCTTAGAATCCTTGGATTCATTTCCCAAAACTCTTTCCAAGATATTCCAATCAAGATCGCTCTCGGAATCCATTCCTGTTCGTATTCGGCTCGTAATGACGGATACGTTTTTACTTCTTCGGCTTGGTAGCTGTTGATTTCGGTTTCTGGTGATCCTGTGGTGCTTTCGGATTCGTCTGCACCATAGCTTTGAAAAAACCAGATTCTTCAATCTCCTTTGTCATTGCTCCCATGATACCAGTCATATCTCCACCACCGATAAGGTGTGCTTCGATTTCGTTTCCGGCAAGCGTGACATCTCCGCAACATAATGCGAAATATGCCCGAACCGCAGATACTGGTTTCTTGTCGAGGTCTTCCATCGAGAATCCGATATCCTCTAACTCGCAGACCGTATTGAAAGTAAATGGGATTGCAGTATATTCTTTTCCATTGATTTCAAAAGTATTCTTTGCCATGATAATTCTCCTTGCCCCGCCCTAGAAAGGGCAAGGGCAGTCCGAAGACCGCCCCTGTTTTCAAAAATTATGAAGTTGCACCTGTCGGAGCAACTGCTGCGCCAGTCTCAAAGTCAACAACTGTGCAACCGATTTCTACGGTAAGCAGTTCGTTCTGACCCATTTCCGGCACAGGTAATTTGCTCGGAAGTTCAACAGATACGAAGAATGCATTTGTAAGTGACGGATGATAAATCTCAATCCATGTAGCTTTGCTTGCATTCTTAGCAGTCTGTGCTGCGGTAAAGAGTGTTGCCCACTCAGCAGCAGTTTCATTTGTGTAGTTAACTGTAATAGAGAAATCAGAACCTGTGTCTGCTCTACCAGCAATATACTTGGTAACGGAATCTTCCAGAGCAGAAGCATCAATCTGCTCAACATCAAGGCTGATACCGCCAACCGCATTGATTCTGTTTAATTTCGTGTAACCTGCTGTCGGTCTTGTTCCTGCGGTAGACTCTGTTGCGTAACCTACAAGAACACCGATGGTTGATAATCCTGCAACATTTGCCATGATTATTTACCTCGCTTTCTTAAATCAATTTAATGTATCGTCACTTCCAATCAACCGCCTTGCTCTGACAATTCCACGATAGATGTTCTCGTTCTCTACTAGATATGTCGGCAAAGCTGAAACATTGAAATGTAACAGTTTCAATTGCGTTATGACCTCAGTCATAACGTGCGTACAGTCCTTCATGGACTGGTTTGTTGTCACATCCACTTGGATGGTTTCTAACACCGCATTGATGCCAGAATTCTCGATATCCATGCCCTGTTCCATTCCGGGCAATTCGTGGATGTAGACTGTCGGGAAAACAGGATCTGAATCCGTCCTTCCAGACGATGTGCAGAAGATGTCTGGATATTTGCTTCTTAAATTTCTGACAATTCTGGTTTTCATAATCGTAAAGATTTTTGATTCCAGACTTGCGTACCAATCATTGTTTGCCACTTCCAAACACCTCTCTTGCTACTCTGAATCGTTCTTCTCTCATTTTCTGCATCGAGTAATACATCGGCATGGTAGCTTCTGTACCGTAGGATTTCTTCTTGTTGTAGTACCAATAGCCAGGGTCTGGCACATGGGTCTGCCCCGGATAAGTACCCGGGCCGTATCCAAACTTAGAAGCATAACCGCCAACTGCAAGTCCGTTGTAGAAGACACCAGCACCGAATTCCCAGAACATGATGCTCTCGTTGAACAACGTAAGCGTACCTGTCACCCTAGCGTCAGCCTTGTTTGTAACCTTCTCGGTTGTATATTCTCGGCTACTATCTTCGCCAGCGTCACTACCAGTCTTTCCAGAAGTCATTCTTTCTTGGATTACTGGATTTGTTTCTTCCATCAATCTCTTGACGAAGACCTCATTCTTGACTTCCAGTTCTCTTTCGTATTTGAGCAATCTGCTGATGGCTTTATCCAAACTCGATTTGGACAAGGAAACATTTAATGTCATCAGTTAATCACCTTCCTCAAAAGATAACGATCAAACCCAAGTGACGGAACTATTTTGACTACACGATAGTCAGCAGATGATGTATTAACTCTTGTCTGCTCTTCATCCTCGTACTCGACCTCACTCTTGTACCAGATGTAACTCGTTTCCGTAATCGGAACATTGTCCTTTGGCATACACAAGACCGCATCGTAATCGGAATCATCAATGCCGTATTCCTTCGACACAGTACCGCCAGAGAAGAAGTAGGTATCTCCAGAAAAGGCAAGGTTTCCAAGGAATTCAACAATTTCATCCTTCGGGGGATTGTCACCTTTCTGTTCGTGACCAATCTCATACTCACCTGTTTCCAAAGGTACTAACTCACCGTCAACCTCGATATACTCTGTTTCACCAGTAGCATCCGTTTCATTGACTGGAGTTTTCTCATTGGTCTGGAGAAGATATTTCAGTTTTTGTGCATCTTTCAATGCCAATCGTTCAACTCGCATATCATCACCTACTTGCGATTACCTCATCAATCCGCTTGTGTGCAGATTTGCATGATTCCTCGACCTTAATCAGCCGTTCGTTATGTTGCTGAATGTCTCTACGCATCGAGGAAACATCGTCTTTGATTTCCCGACTCACACTAGATATATCATCCAGTTTCGTGTTGATTCTCGTGTTATCTTTGACTCGTTGTTCTATCTCTTGGACTGTCGCTCTCTTGTCACTTCTGGCATTCCAGATGATTGAAAAAACAAGTGTTGCAATCCCGATTAGAAAAACGATCCACTCAACCCACATTGGCATCATTCCAATCACACCTTTCTAAAAATGTTCTGCTACCCACCACATCACATCAGAACGCCCAGCATAAGCGTACAACCGTCTAAAAACGTGCAATTGGAGTTACGTTTGCAAATAACGATAATCTGGATGTGTAAGACCTAGTAACGCTGTTCTCGGTATGACTCTGTTCAAAGTCCTTCCCGATTTGGTTGTAGTCAAAAAGAGCAATGTCTCTGATTACTGAGAAGTATTTCTCCATGTCGCTATCAATCAACTGCTGAGAATATGTTGACGGATAGTTTCTTGCCAGTTTGACTTCACGATAAGCATTCCTCGTCTTTGCGGTAAGAGCATCCTCGGAAAATCCAACATCGTTTTCTAATTCAATTTTTAAATCTTCAACGATTTCAGCAATCAGTTCGTCCATTTGTTACTGCTCCTTTTTCGGCTTGCTAGATTTCTTTTTTGGCGTGTCTTTTACTTCTTTTTTGGCAGAAGTAGTGGCAGATTTTTCTTTCTCTGCCACTTTCTTCATATGCCGATGAATCATCATGCTCATGCGTTCACCTCAATTATGAAATTGCAATTTTGATAACCTTGGACTGGTCATATACATACGGAGCAAACAGCTTGGATGCCTTGATGTAATTCATCTCGGAAAGGATGTCACGATCAAACTCTACCAGAGTGTTTCTCTTCATGAAGATTGCAAGTGCGCCAGGCTTGATGATATATGCCGTAGCACCTGTGGTTTCGGTTTTTTCATAATAGTCACCAAGGTCTGCTGCAACCGGGTTTGCAACAGCTTCATATCTTCCATCAACATCTCTTACATAATATGTCTTGCTACTTGATACAGAAGAATCGCTTGTCTTTGCAAATGTAGCAGTCTTTGCAGATGCAAGCCTGTTCATCGGAACAACCTGGCATCCATGAACCGTACCGATTGTTCCACGCAGAATTGCGTTTGCCCCGATTTCGGTATTCGGAATCCAGAGTTTGGACTTACGCAGTCTTGCGTAGAATGCCGGAGGAATTGCGATAACTTTTTCGCCATCCAGATCCTCTCCAAACTGTGTAAGTGCATCAGCTACTCCGTCTGCCGGATCTGCTGTGCCGGAAGTAGAAATAGTTGCTGTAAGAGTTGTGTTGCTGCCCATGTTGTCGATAAGGTCTGACTCAACCTTGTCATTGATTGCAACAAGAACCTGTTTTGCAGCTTCCTGTGCGATGTCATTGTTGTATCCAGACAGAAGTGCTTCATCCGAAAACTCAACAGCACGACCAATCTTGGAAACCTTTACTTTTCTGGTGTTCTGAGTAAGTTTGGAAATCGGAATATCCTGTCCTTCTGCTACCGCTGTTGCTGCACCGATGTACTGGTACTGCGGAAGTGTGACCTCATCACCCGGTCTTCCAACCAGAGTGTTGTCGATGTGAGCCAACGGAGAAAGACGAATGTTGTCTACAAGTTTCTTGTCAATGTAATCTGCGACTACCTGCGGATCGAGCAGGTCAGCCAATAATGTTGCGTTTGTTCCAGCTGCCATGTTAAATACCTCTCTTTCTGTTACTGGTTATTTATTTAAGACCCATTAAACGGTCATATGTCTCTGGATTCTCTCTCCGCAATTTGGTGAGATCATAAAGAGACATTTTGTCGAATTCCTCTTGTGTGATGGTCTTCCCACCAAAACCAGAATTAATTTCTGGTCTGTTTTTGATGAATTCGGCTTCAGACTCTTTTTTCTTTCTGGCATCAACTTCTGCCATGATTTTCATCTTGGTTTCCAGTTCGTTGTCTGCTTCGGCAACCGCCATACGAGATGCTTCGTCCTCTGTGAATCCAATGCCCATGTAGGATTTTTCCAGAGTGAGGATGTTCAGCTTTCGCTCCATCGACTCGTACATCTCACGCCTTTTTGCATCGGCTTCGGCTTTCTCCGCATTCTCTACTTCCTGTGCGGAAAGTGTTGCTCGGTACTTTTTCTTGTACTCCGCAGCTTCACTTGCGTTCTTGTTGCTCTGACGCTCCAGTTTCGCAATCTTGGCAAGCAGTTCCTGTGTGGATGGAGTATCATCCTTCTGCTCTTCCTGTTGCGATACCTTGGTTTCATCGACAACATCTGTGTTTTTCATTTCTTCTGCCATAGTTGACACCTTTCTGTCGCTTTATGTCCGACCGACAATGCTCTGATTTAAGACTTTTCTCTAGTCATTTACCGCTCGTTTTCGTCTTTCTCTGACGGATTTTTTAACGTGCTTTTCTGCACAAAAAAGAACGCACCGAAGTGCGCTCTGATTTATCTCATGTAGCGGATTTGGCATCTGCAATTAACCAGTTCTTCTGGATGTTCCGGCAATGTAGTGTATGGGCTTACCACATCTTTCGGATACAAGCAGATTGCTTCACCTACTTGGAAGTATTCGTCAATCGGGAGAATCATGTCATTCATCTTGATATGAGTTTCTCGCTCACGTTTGTCTTTCATGCCAATCCATTGTTTTCTTGTCATACCACGATTTCTGGCTTCTTGGAATTCTGTGCCATTCATGATGGTATTTGCTTCGTTCTCGGAGATGAAGATTACTCTGTCCTCGGAGAAGTACCAGTCATCGTTCGGATGTCTTCTCGTGGAATCCGTAATATCCGCAGTCAGCGTTTCCAGATATTCGACCTCTGCAATGTTTTGGGCAATTAGGTTTTGCAGAAGCTCTTCTCTGGCTTCTTCGTAAAGGACAACTCCTGTTGCCAGTCCAATCATGATTAGCAACAGGAAATCTCGAAGCGGTTCTTCCATCCGACTAGCCACTTCTTTTCTGTCCTCTATCTGTTCTTCCGTGAGATACATATCCCCGAAGTAGGTTTCATACGGTTCTGACCGTTTACGTTCTTCTGGAATCTCAATCAGACTAATCGTATTCAGTTTGTCGAATTCCAATAAAGCCATTCAAAACACCTACTTTGCGTTGTTATCTCTACGGTCTTTTTCTGGATTCTCTTTCGGCACTTCCTGTTTGGAATTGCCATCGATTGTCGGAGAGTTGCTGACCTGTGCGGAATAGTCCATTCCAGAAACATCCTTCACAACCGTCTGTTGCTTGTCGTAAATACTCGACAGGTAACGCTCCATGTATGGTTCGGAATCTGCGATTACTTGGTTCGGATCATCAAACAGATTGATTGCTCTAATCATGCTTGCCGGATCAATACCATGCGATACTCCAGTAGCAAAAGCAGTTACCTTGACCGTCAATTCATACGATTTCTGACGCTTGATGTTTGGCTGAACATCCGTGTATCTCAGCTTCAGCAGAGGACTGTCAGAAGCCACATATGGAGACTTTTTGATGATTGCCAACATCAGTCTGGCTTCTTGCATCTTGGCTGATTCTGTGTAGTTCTGTTGCTTCTGAGCAAGCATTTCTGCCATCGTCCAACCAATCGCATCGGACATTGCCACTCCAGTAGCGGATGAGGTCTTGTCCGTTGTCTGCGGTACGCCACTCTTTTCCAGAATCCATGACCGCCTTGCCGTGATGTTACTCAGCATTCCAGCAAAATCGTATGGTGCTACCAACGGAGTGATGAACGGCTTCTTGCCATTCTTCGTGGTATATGTCTGAACCCAATCGTTTGATTTCGGGGTAACGATTTTCTGCACCTTGTTCCCTTCGGAATCGGTCACTTCCTCAATCGGGAAGTCAACATCGTTCGTGTGCCAGATTGACTGGATAAGTTGCTCCACTCCGTTGGAGTAGTCGGACACCATAAGGTTCAAATTGTCACACTCTGACAGCATCCGCTCAAAGCATCCCATCCTGTCATCAGACCGAATGTATTCAACCATCGGAATCATGCCAAGCGGATTTCTCTCTCCGCTACGGTTTCCAAAGCCGAAGACCTCTTCTGGATTTTTCTCACCGTTCGTGATCTTTGTCATACCTTCGATTTCGTATCTGCGGTCTTTTGTGAACACCGTGAAGTATCTGTTCCCCTGTTTGTCATATCGATATGTGACACCCATCATCGGTCTGCAATCGATGTAGTAGTTGGAGTACACGATGAACGATGTGCGAGGATCTAGCACTTGGTAATCAAAATAACTGTCACCTTCGACCCAGTCACGCTTGATGTCTCCAATTACGCAGCATTGACCGCAGATTTCCACGAATCTTGCAAGCGTCTGCGTCTTTTCTCTGACAAACTCGGATTCGTAACACTCGTTGAACAGGGAAATTGCAGATGGTTCGTCCTCAACAATTCCAGAATCAGCAGAACCCCTGGCAACAAACGTAATGGCATTGCCGTAGTTGTACGAAACCTTGAATTCCGTTATCTGGCTTGCGATATTGTCAACGCATTGCACATTGATGTCCTTGCGGTATTCCTTCGTCCTCGTCAACGGCTGAAGTCCGGCTTCGTAGTTGATGAGATAATCACACACTTGGGCATTCAAGTCATGCGTGGGAATGACATCCATGAGAACACCAATCACGTTATCCGCAGTAATCTCTCGCTCGTCTGTATATATGACCTTCCGGCCATAGTTTTTATATGTCTCGTATAGACTCATCGCCATCACCTCGGCAACAAAAAAGCACCCACGGAAAACCGCAGATGCTCTGAATTTCGATTGTTCGTTTTTGAAAAACATTGTTTTTCAATTTTGACTATATAGCAAAAATAACGGACATATCGGACAAATAGTCAGTCAATTGTCTTTTTATCGATATATCTTTCATATGTCTTTCTGACACTATCCTCAGTATTTCCACCGCCAATCTTTACGGCTATTTGACCCCATGTCATGTGAAGAACAAAACGCATATTTATTATTCTTCGAATATAGCTATCCGATATCGTTGACAGAAACTTCTCTATCTCGACAATCTCCGTATTAATTTTGTTCTGCAACCACTCAAGTACCTCTTCTTGCTCTTTGAGTAGTTTTATTTTTTTGTGATATGTCAGCTTTAGTCTTTCATACTGACTAGATGGATAACCTTCAATCACAAAACCTTGTGTTCCACCAAGTCCACCGTAGACTTTATCTTTGACTGTGCCATTTACATGGATTTCTTCCAGACTATTCTCAGTCCTTTTTATCTCTTTTTTCAGCTTTTCGATTTTTTCAGCGACTTCGATAGATTCTTGTTTTAAGTTCCAATACTGCTCCATCTGTTTTCTTGTCACCGTCTTGATCTCCTTATGGCATAGTCAACACTTCTGTATTCTCTCAAGTAAAATGTATCAAGAGTAGATTCCCTAAAGTGTCCGTCTACATTTCTCGACTTAACAATATACGGCAATGCCCTGTGCAACTCGGATGTGTATCTAGGGATTGCGTCAGCTTCCAAGTGTACAATCTCCCAGTTCTCGCCAACGGAAGCCATTATGCTTCTGTCTCTCAAAAAGGCTTTGTCCTCGTCTGTGTGATATATACTTCCATCGATTTCCAATATGATTTTCAAATCATATATGACAAAATCAACTTTCCAATGCCCGATTTTAACATTTGTCTGATACCGAAGTCCGACATCTTCCATCTGCAAGGCAACCATGATTTCTGGTGTGCTATCACAATGAGCCTCGCCTTTTATCAAGTTAATTTTCAGACGGTCTGCTTCATTTGAAAAATCTTTACCACGATACATCTTCTCTAATCTTTCTTGAGCGTTATCGACCCTTTTCAATATTTTCAAAATGTCGATTTTCCTAGCACAATCAGAGCAGATATATTTCTCGTCAGAATCTAACATAGTTCCACAAAATATACATTCTTTTATCATCCCAATCTCCTATATCGGACTTTTGATAATCCTTGCAACATGGTTCTCGTACAGATTCTCGACAAACAGACGGAAGTTTGCCATACCATCTGGCACATCGTCATGTTTGTTCTTTCCGGCAATCGAATAACTCAACAGGAAATCTATCATCCGTCCGTAGTCGCTCTGGTCAGCGTAATCGTCTTTTGCCTTGAACAGACATTGCTTTTTAATCCAGTCGGCATTGACGATGATCCTTGTCTCTTTGTTCGTTTCTGTCGGTTTCGTGGTTATCGAGCAGAATGTGTAACCTTGCTCTTTTAACTCGTTCTCGACATCGTATGCCAAACGAGAACCGCCAGCGTTTGACTCAAACTCTATCTTCTGGACTTTGTGCCGTACCAAGATGTCAACGATTCTGCTTATCTGCACATCGAAGTCCGTTGTGCTGTCGCAGATGCAGTCCACCAAGTAATAATCATTGCCGTACTGGTAAAAGACTGGCAGAAACATATAGTCGATTCCAGTAGTCTTCGTGTCACAGATGGCTAACACCGCATCTGGCTTCTCTTCCGGCAGACTGATGTATCTCCGCAGTTCATCTTCGTGGTACAGAAGTCCTTCACGTTCGATAGGCTGTTGCTTGTAAAGGCACTTGTAGGAGATTTCATCCATCAGCTTCTTCTGGTCATTGAAAAACGCAACCGTGAAACCGCCAAACTCGTAGTCAAAATTGCTCTCTCCAGTAGATTCATCGATGTCCGGCATCGAGATGACCTTTACCCTTGGAGAGCCTTCATACGCAGCAATCAATCGGCCTATCGGATCTGCAACAGACCATCGTGTCGCTTGCATAATTTCCTTGCATGGATTCTGGTCTGTGTCAACCGTTTTTCTCTGTCTCGCATCCGTGGTGTATGCCATCCATCTCTTTTCCAAAGTCGATTTGTTTAAGGCTTCTTCGATTTTTCCAATCAAGTCATCGGACAGAAGGAATTTTGATGCACGAACCTTACCAGCCATCTCCGAACCGACAGATGCAGTCTGCAAGGACGGAAACGCTTTGTACTTGCCGACATTGAATTGCCCCATCTTGGCATTCGTGCTTGTGACTTTCAAGTCTGGGAATATCTCACCCCATGTGTATTCATGGTAATCCGTAACCATCTGGTACACACCATCGTAGTACATTCTCGTGATGTCTCCAGAATGCGAATAGAACAGATTGAAGTCCTTCGGATACCAGCCGATAACCGCAGAGTTGAAGAATTTCAGCAATGTTGTCTTCCCTGTTCCAGGGGGCATCGAGATCAGCAAGATGTCGTAAATGTCATCTATCGCACCTTGATACCCTTCTATCAATCCGAATTTGTGAAACTGTTTCCGCTTTGGCATGTAAAAACGCTCTTTCGGAATCCGCTTCTTTTCCAGATACTGCAAGTAGCTGTCAAACACTCTTGCCTTGGCTTCAAGTAGCAGAACATCGTAGTACAAGTCCAGAACCTCAAATCGGTCATCATGCTCAAAACAGAATTTTTCCAGATCCCACAACGTACCGCCAGACATCCGATACACCGAATCCGATATGACCTTTTTTGTTTTTTGCGAAATTTTCAGACCGTACTCCCTGTCGTTTTCCGTGAACAGGGCAACTCCAATGGCATCATACATTGCACGAACAACGCCTAAATCGTCCATATCGACACCATGCGTGGCTATGTATCCTTCGTAACCGTTGAATGATTTTATCAGCGTTTCTGATGCCATGCTTCACTCCTTGTTGAATTCTCGCTTCTCGCCACTCGTTAAGTAGTCGATTTCGACCCTGGCTTTCTTGTTCTTGATGATCTTGCGGATTCTTACCGTCTTTCCAAGGCGAAGATTCCTCGCTATCGCATCGGATTTCAGCAATACCTGTCTCCGCAGCTTCTCGTGTTCCTCGGAATTATGCCCGAACCAACTCCTTGGCACTTGCTCTTGCATCAAGACCGCATTCCATCGTGCTTGTAGTGTCGGTCTGGATAACCCTGTCACGATACACGCAGTCTCTATCGTCATTCGGTTTAATAAAAACAAGTCCAGACAGGCAAAAAATAGATCCTCATCGACTTTCTTGCCCTCAAAGTGTGATTTATGCCCTTTTTTGTATTTTGCTTCGCCTTTTTCTGAACCCATATGTCAAACTCCAAACAAAAATGTGCCTTGAAAACTCCTCACCACAATGCTCGAATGGCTACCAAAACTCCGGCACAAACAGGCAGCTAGTTTTTTGTTGCAAGGCTAAACAGACTATCACCTCTTACGCAAACTTGAGAAGAAAATTGTTAAAATTTTCCAGACGAACCGAAACCACCTTGCCCCCTATCGGTTTCGGCTAACTCGTCTACTTCCACAAGTGCAACATCCAAGTATGATGTCAGCACTAACTGGCTAATCTTTTGTCCAGGCTCTACGATGTATGGCTTTCCAGTCTCGTTGAATAGCTTTACAACAATGCTGCCTGTGTATCCGCAGTCAATCAAACCACGAGATGTCAGTCCATGTTTTACATTCAAGCCGGACTTCGATACTACTAATCCGCAGTATCCTCTCGGGATCGCCATGTGTACGCCAGTATCGATTGACAGACTTTCGTGCGGTCTTATCAAACCACTCTCCAACGTAGTCGGAGCATATAAGTCGAATCCAGCATCTGTACTGTGTGCCTTTTTCGGCATCACCGCCCCATCATCTAGTGACACAAGGACTGGTTTATTAAACAAACTACTCATTACCCTTCTCCACAATATCTTTTACAAGTTTCCAGATGTTAGCTATCTGTGTCTGCCGGATAAGCCGACTTAGTATCTCCAGAAGTATTACAATGCAGATTACCCATACTATTACCCATGTAGGTGT